GTTTAATGCAACTTGTCGCTTACGGTGCTCAGGATGTCTACCTTACTGGACAGCCCAAGGTTACTTTCTTTCAGGCGGTATACAAACGCCACACCAACTTTGCCATGGAGAATATTATTCAGACCGTGAACGGTTCCGTTGGAAACAACAACCGTATCTCCGTGACCATTGCTCGCAATGGTGATCTTATCGGAAATATGTACATGAGCCTTCAGCCAACTACTACCCTGACTTCAACCAGCAACAATACCGCATACGATGCCAACTGGGTCGCTGAGCGTGCCATTAGCGATATTGAGCTGACAATCGGTGGCCAGCGTATTGACAAGCACTACCAGGCTTGGTGGAGACTGTACTCTGAGCTTTTCCTCTCGGAGTCTGACAAGTCTGCATATGCCAAGATGACTAGCTCAGCTAACATGACTGCTGACACCCGTGTGCAGCTCCCTCTGCTGTTCTTCTTCAATCGCAACCCAGGTCTGTACCTGCCACTCATTGCTCTCCAGTACCACGAGGTGCGCATTGATATCAATCTGTCCGCAACGTACCAAAATTACTTCTCTACCAACTCTATTGACGTGTGGGGCAACTACGTGTACCTGGACACTGAGGAGCGTCGCCGCTTCGCACAGAAGGGTCACGAGTACCTGATTGAGCAGGTCCAGCACACTGGTGCCGACACTGTGATCACAACCGTCCCAGTTGCTGGCTCAGCATCATCTCCATTCCTGTGCCGCCTGTCCTACAATCACCCAGTTAAGGAGCTCATCTGGTGCTACACCCATGCAAACTACCAGGCTTCCTCTGCAACAAATTCCATGTGGAATTTCTCCACCAACCACGCAAACGTGAACGTTACTTCCAATCTGTACTTATTCGGTCTTATTTCTCACTTTACTCAGCCACACCTTTCCGGTGTTCCCCACATCTTCTCAGGGTACTCTTCCAACGTCTTAACTATTCTCACTGGAAATGCCTTCTGGACTGAGGATGGTACTCCAGCTTATTCTTCCGCAGTCGCCGCCCCAACTGCATGGGGCGTACCATCAATTGAGGTTGGCCCACTCAGCCAGTTCAAGCTGGTTCTCAACGGCCAGGATCGCATGGCATCACAGCCAGGTAAGTACTACAACATTACCCAGCCATACTACCACCACACCGGAAACCCCTACCCAGGTATCTACTGCTACTCTTTCGCTCTCCAGCCAGAGGAGCATCAACCAACTGGCACTTGCAACTTTAGCAGAATTGACAATGCTCAGGTGTCAGTGTCTCTCAAGGTCGGCTCCAGCTGCTCTCAGCAGCGCATGTTCGCAGTCAACTACAACGTTCTCCGCATTCAGTCCGGCATGGGCGGCCTCGCATTCTCCAATTAAATTGCGACTCCGTAATAGAAATATTAAAATTTGTAATAATAAATGCAGAAGATGATTATTATGATTATAGGGGCGATTGTGCTCCTCGGACTTTTGTATATTTACTTTAAAAAGTACAAGAAGGCTGATAAAAAGAAAGCTGATAAGCCTGAGGCTAAGGCTCAGGAAGGTAAAGTATATGGTGTTATGACTTGCCCCCACACTGTGACCCAGACCAAGAAATATCCAGGATATGACTTTGTCGATTGTTCGATCGTAGGTAATTGCCCACCATTCGTGACTGCATATCCGACTACCAGGCATCCATCTGGTGAAATTGAGGTAGGTGTATCAAATTAAAAGATACAAGAGCTATTTGATAAATGTTCGCACGCCTAGTAGATAGTATGGGAAATGATGATTCTATAGTTCAGGCGGCTCGAATTTCGTACAATTCTAAAGGGTATCAGGAGGATCCAAAGAAGACTCGGCATCTTATTAGGTACCTTTTCAGAAACAAGCACACGTCACCATTTGAAATGGTCGAATTTAAGTTTCACGTAAAAGCTCCCTTGTATGTGGCTCGCCAGTGGCTTAGGCACAGGACCGCAAGCGTAAATGAAGTGTCTGCTAGGTACACTGAATTGAAAGATGAATTTTACATCCCAGATCCAGTGAGGAAACAGTCAACAGTTAATCACCAAGGAAGCAATCTAGATGATCCATTTACCGACGACGAGAATAC